TAGCCCGAGCTGCCGATCTGGGCGGAGTCGCCCGAGCTGCCGATCTTGGCGTAGTTGCCCGAGCTGCCGATCTGGGCGTAGTAGCCCGAGCTGCCGATCTTGGCGTAGTAGCCCGAGCTGCCGATCTGGGCGTAGTTGCCCGAGCTGCCGATCTTGGCGTAGTAGCCCGAGCTGCCGATCTTGGCGTAGTCGCCCGAGCTGCCGATCTGTGCGGAGTCGCCCGTACCAATTTCACTTTTCGGCATATTATCGATTGTCTGTTCCTTTGTGTAATCGATACACGCCTTTACAAATCCAGCGAAGCTCAGCTTCGCGCCGATATGCAGTTTCTTCGCCGCAAATTTCCCGTCACTTCCGGAAACTGGCGGATCGAGCGCTTCAACTTCTGCGAAATCTGAAAACTTCCCGTTTTCACCTACGAGATCGTAGAAGTTAAGGGTATCGAAGGGGTTGACGCAGTAGTGCATCATTCCTTTGCCGCAGATCGCGCCAACTGCCTCTTCGTAGTCCGTGTTCTCGGCATACTGCTTGCCTCGGCAGATCATACCGGGCGCAAATGCCTTGTAGCCTTTTGCATTTTCCATAATGTTTCCTCCTTCATTCATGCTGTCTTTTGTTCAAATCCCAGCGCCCCGGCCAGCTCCGAGTCGCTGTATTCATCCCTTACATAGTCCCCGAAGCACTCCGTATGTACCAGCACTCCGTTGCAGCAGAAGCACTCAGTTCCTTCATAGATGTCTTCCCGGCAGTATGCGCACTGGCCGACGATTACCGGCTCCGGCTCGTCGATGCCGAGATAGAGGTTCTCACCATCGTATCCCACGGCGTTTCGCCTCCTTTTCCAAGAGCTTTTCGCACAGGCTCTGCACGCTTGCACAGTGCATAGCCTCGCAGAGCTGCTGCAGGACTTCTGCGCCGCCGTCCGTCAGGCGGAAGTAATACCGGTTCGTCTTCTTCCGGCGATCCGCGCGGTTCTTCGGCGCGTCCAACGCCTTGATCGCCGCGGCTGCCTCCGGAACAAGCTGCACACCGTATTTCTCCGGCGCTTCGCACTGAGAAAGCAGGCATTTGTTGAACTTCGGGTAGTCGGCCCGATGTACCGCATCGACGCAGGCTTTCGCACCGTGCCGGACGCGGGAATCCGTTAAACTTGACATAGGTTCCTTTCTGCCCTATAATAAAGGCGTCTTAAGTTTCCTTTTGGCCTCTGTCGCGTTGCCGCGCGGCAGGGGTCATTTTTTGTTACGCCAGCCCATACAAGAGTGTGACGAGCGCGACGAAGCCAGTCACGACGCATTCATACGTCATTTCCGCCGTCCCGGCCATTGCGGCCAAGATCATTGCTGCGCCGCTCACCCAAAGGCACAGGCCCTTGACGATCCGCCGCGCCGCCTTGCGGGCCTCCAATTCCTCCCGCAGTCGTTCCCGGCGCTCCTCGGTCGTTTCCTCCGGCCCGATCCCGAGCCGCTCTGCAAGATTTGTTCTCATGTTGCTTTCTCCTTCGCTTCCTGCATCCGCCTGACGAGCCGCGACAGACGGGCGTTTTGTGTCACGAGCTTCTGCGCGTCCAGATCCAGTCCTTTGCGTTTGAGCCCGCCGATGATCTGCGCCGCCTGGCACTCGCAGACCATCGCCGCCTCGATCAGATCATGCAGCTCCTGCGCATCCAGCGTCAGGGTGTAAGTCTTCACTTCCGCCATGCTGCATCCTCCTTCTGTTCCTGTTCCCGGCAGTTCTAACTTTCATTTGTTCCTCCTCATGCTCCGAGAAACCGCAAAAACGGCTCTCTCGGGATCTTTACTCTGTGCTTGCTTGTGCAGCAAACCGGGAAGCCCAGCTTTTCGGGCCGTTCCCTCGCCATCAAGCGAAGCCATTGCGGGGTACAGCCGAGCACCTGCGCCGCCTCGCTTGCGAGGATTGTGGGCTTTGACATTGCCCGGATATCATTGACGGTCAATGGCACTTCGCGCCCCTCCTTTTCCCCGGCTTCTGTAGCAGCGAATCGACCGATACGCCGAAATAGTCTGCAACGAGCGATAGTTTTTCGACTGTTGGACTGCAACCCGCCCATTTTGCAATCGTGCTATTGCCGAATCCAAGTGTCTTCTCAAGTGCCGACAGCGAAATATTGCGTGATGCGCAAAGTTTTTTGATGTTTTCTAAGAGCATTTTCTCCCTCCTTATTGACAAAGTTGCGAAAATGTTCTAAACTATCGTTGTCAGCAAAAGTGAACATTTTCGCTACAGGGGCAATTCCTTTGTGGCTGGTTTGTTGCACCCGTTTGTACTTTCTATTATACGAACATTTTCGTAATTGTCAAGATGTTTTTACGAATTTATTCGTAGTTTTTTAGAGGGGTATCCTATGTCAATACTCGGCAGAATTGGCGAACTCCGAAAGCAGCGCGAAAAGCTTTCCATTAACAAGTTGGAGCAAGAATGTGGTCTTACGCGCGGATCAATGGCAAAGTGGGACGACCACGCGCCTAGCCCCGACAAAGTTAAAAAAGTAGCAGACTATTTCAACGTTTCTGTGGAGTACCTGCTTTACGGCGACCCGTCTGCGGGCATAAAAAAAGACCCCATCCCGAAGGATGAGGCCGAAGATAGCGAAACCGCAGAACTCCGTGAAATTTGGAGTTCTGCGGATGAAAATGAGCGACGTGATTTGCTCGAAATGGCGCGTATGCTAAAGAGCCGGAGAAAGCAGAATGGATGATGCAAGCAACCTTCCGTTTTCGGAAATCGAGTTGAACAAAGATGAAAGAAAAATGCTTAAAGCGTTGGCAGATAGCAGAATATTTGCGACGGATGATATTTTCCAGACCGCAAATAGGCTGAAACATTTTGGACTTGCAAATCTGCACCCAATCCCCAGCAAAGATGGTGTCCCTGTGTTATCGTTTGGCGCGTCCTGCGCAATTGAAATAGAAGAACGCGGGAAGGACTACTTGGCGTATATTGATCAGCGGAAGAAGTCCACAAAGGCTAGTCGAATCCATGACCTAGTGATTGCAGTAATCTCATTCCTGCTCGGGATGCTTACGTCTGAACATTTCTGGAATTTCCTGAACAAATGTCTGTCAGGATCCGAGGGCTAAAGTCGCTGCAAACTGCTTTAAGCTTTTTTTCACAGACAAGCACGATGTCGCCGCCTGGGCTGGCCGCGCCGATCGCGTGTTCGCACATCCGGCACGCTTCTCCGCACTCATCTTTTGTAGAAATTTCAGTCCTGATTCTGCACAACTGCAGCATAATATTATCGTACTTTTCCTTGCTCAGAAACATTGTTTCGCTCCTTCCATATTCTAATTAGTTCTCGTTTTTCCTCTGATGTAAGTTCCATTAAATACTGAAAGCCAATATCAGCGGGCGCAATTTCTTCACCCTTATTATAGCACAGATCATCCTGAATACAAAGCATTTTGCGCCCTCCTTTTCTTAACTTCCAAATTCTATCGTTTCTTTTTGTGCAGTTTTGACCTTGAGCCTGTAAAACTCTGGTGATAAAATTATAGTACATTACAAAACCGGGAGTACTATGACTAGTGCAGGATCCTCGGCTCCCGCCGCTCGTCCTGCTCCCGGCCTACGTCCGCGACGCAGGCAAACAGGAGCGGAATGCCCTTGATGTAGTCCACGCTGACGCTATGCACGTCTGTCAGCTTCGCACCGTCGACCGTCACGTCGACCCGCCCATTGTTTACCCGGATATTGATGCACTCCATATTTTTTCCTCCTGTCATTTATTATAGAACGATTGTTCTAAAAATCAACATGGTATTATGAACAAACAGACCGCGTTATTTTTGGGAATCAGGAATCCAATGGTGTACAGTTTATGGGACTGATGATTTGATATAATATTCGGTTTGCCCGGCCCCATCGTATCTGGAACATACGGTGGGGCCATTTCAACAGATGCCGGATTCAGGAACTATCTGCTACGTTTTTATTGTACCAGATAATGTTTGTAAGAAAAGGGCGAATCCTGCGTTCTTGTCACATGTTTTGCATTTTTATATGGAAAATGTAAGAAATAAAACTGAAACTTACGAATGGAGGCGTAATCATGTCCGCAATACAGGATCTCGCTCCGTTTATCGGCGCGTATCAGGGGAAGATCAGAAGGGCAAAAGATGCAAGCGGGATGACGTTGGAGGAGCTGTCGAACGAGTCCGGCGTTTCCTTCTCTGCCGTGAGCCGATTATACGCTGGAACACAAGCGGATCCACGGCTTTACAACTCGGCTGCGCTATGCAAAACGCTCGGGTTGTCGCTCGACGAGCTGTTCGGCCTTGAAAATCCCGTCGGAAGCCCGGAAAAGCTGACCAAGCAGATCCATCATGTCGAGCTTGAAAACGCCAAGCTGGAGGCAACAGCGGCCGCGCAAAGCGCACAGATAAAGTCTACACATACAATGTGTTACGTCCTCGCCCTGTTTTGTATGCTGCTCTCCTTTTCTCTGATTGCCTGCCTTGTGGCGGATGCGCAGATTCGTAATGCAGGATTCATTCGAAACGGAGATTTGTCCGTAACCGCATGGGCGTGTATCGCCCTGATCGTAGGTTCAGCGCTGGCTTCGGCAATTACTTTCTACGCGATCCGAAAAGAACGTGGAGGGAAACATGGAGTGCATCAAGTGTAAAAAAGAAATCCCAGACGGCGCGCCCTACTGTTGCTGGTGCGGAAAAAAACAGGAAGCGCGGCGAAACCGGACACGCGGGAACGGGCAGGGAAGCGCTTACCAGCGAGGGAAGACGTGGACGGCGCGTTGGACAGAAAGAACTTACCTGGACGAAAACGACAAGCTTCGGCAAAGGATGCGAACAAAAGGCGGGTTTACATCAAAGCGCGCCGCCCTCCAATATGCTGCAAACCCTCCGAAGGAAGAGCAGCGAAGCCCCACTCTCAGAGAATACTACAAAACATATCTGCGTGGGGATTATCTATCCTTATCGGCTGATCGTCAGGGCGCGGCGGAAAAGGCATTCGAGCGCATGAAAGAAATCGCCGACCGTGAGATCGACGCGCTTACCATCGCGCAGATACAGGATGTTATCGACCGCAACGCCAGCACCTATTACACGCGGAAGGACATGAAAACAGTCCTTTCCCATTGCTACAATCTCGCGATTGCTGAAAAGCAGACTACCGTGAATCTTGCAAAGTACATAAAGCTTCCGGAGCTTGAAGAAAAAACGCCGGAGCCGTTTACCGACGCCGACGTAAAAAAGCTATGGGAAGCGTATGCAAAAGACCACTTCGTTGGGTTTATTTTAACGATGATTTATACCGGCATGATGCCCGGTGAGCTTCTGAAGCTCAAGAAAGATATGATTGACTTTGAAAAGAATGAGATCGTCCGAGGCGGCATAAAGACAAAGAAGCGGAAGGAAACGCCTATGGTCTTCCCGGATTTCGTTGCGCCGGTGCTGCATGAACTATGCGAAGAAAGCAAATCGCGCGTCGGAAATATCTGCTGCATAAACAAAGATAATTTTTACAAGAGATATTATGAGTGTTTGGAGCTCGCCGGAGTGCAAAAGCTACCACCTTACTCATGCCGCCATACAACCGCTACAGCCCTCGCGATGAAAAACATCGACCCGTTTACGATCAAGGAAATCATGCGCCACACGAAGATAACGACTACCCAACGGTACGTACACCCGGACATGAAAGGCATGGTCGATGCCGTAAATCAGTTGCAAAACGACTCGCCAGAGTGAATTCTGTATGCTACAAAATATGTTACAAATGCCAATTTCCCCAGTGTTTTCAATGGTTTTTTCTCCCCTGCTAAGGGAGTAGGCGTCTAAAAAGCGCGCGAGAGTTCAAATCTCTCCTTCCGCGCCAAAGTACCGATTTTAGCTGTTTTAAAGCTAAAATCGGTACTTTTTTATGCTTTTCGCCCCATTTTCTGCGTATTTTCAAAAAGCGAAAAATCACGTTATGACACGCTCTGTAACATAAAATCATTTCCCGTATGCTACATTGTATGCTACAAATTCAGTGCAATGCGAGGGGACTCCCCTATTTTTTGCTACATGGACTTTATTTTCCGAAGCATGGAATCATAGACTTTTCGGTTCACAAGCGATAATGTGTCCATAAGTTCATCAACGACCGCCCAAGCCTTTGCCGGGTCTTTCCCAGCTACCGCAAGTAAAAACTCACTGTCCCCGTACTCGCCCACGGTAGCCGGTTCTGCGGTCACAGGGGCGGGAGCGCCGGAGTAGGAACCCACATACCTACCGCCGTCGCCCCGTTCCTCTTCCTGCATCTTATCGCGTATCACATAAAGATCTGCCAGTTTGGCATAATTGGGATAGCTGGATTCCTCATATTCCAGCCGCGCTATCTCCTTGCGGATCTCGGCTTTATCCAGCATATCATATCCCCCTTATGCCCGCTCGATCTGCTCCATGCAGCGGCGGATCGCGTCACGGGTTTTATCGTCGTCCGCGTCGCGCATCATATCCTCCAGCTGCGCGCGCATATGCTCGCGGGCATCAGCGCGGGTATAGCGGCCCATTGCGTCACGGCGGCGGCCACGGTAAGAGCTGCCCCGGCCGTAAGTACCGCGCATATCCGCCTCCCACTCGCCATCGCGGGAATAGCCGCCGTCTTCAGCCATCTCGATCTTGTAGGTATTCTTGATGGAACTCGTCAGCTTCTGGATCGCGTCCAGATCGCCCGCAGACATTTCACGCTTGTCGGCGATTTCGTCAAGCTCTTTGCAGAGCATTTCACGCAGGTTTCTCAAATCGTACATATTGCATCCTCCTTTCACGATACGCGCTCGACGATCATATTGCTATTTGCGAAACTGATCGCCTGCGCGCTGGTGTTCTTCGCCGCTACAGTCAGGCAGCAGCCGCGCGGGACTTCCACGAATGTGGAAACGAAGATGTTGAAATAGTTCTCAACAGCCGCAGGGGTTACGGCCGCTGTGGCGCTGCTCAGAGGTTCGCCGTTGATTGCAAGCGCAGCGGTAATGGTGCCTACTGTTCCGCCTGTAGGGATAGCGATATTCGCGCCAAAGGATACGCGGAACTTTGCCTTGCATTGCTGCGTAAGCCCGCGCAGCGTAACGAGCCCGCTTCCTTCGCGATGTACGATGCACGGCTTTCCGCAAGCCGCCGTGGAGATCAGCGGGACGTTCTGCCCAGCGGCGACAGTTTGAATCCCGGATGATGTAAATTCAGCCATAAAATCATTCCTTTCATAAAAAATACAGCGGCGGGACGATTGCCCCGCCGCGTTGCTATCGAGTATCGGCAATGGGGGCCGACCATTTTCGTGAGGCCACGAAAAAGCTCTACGATATGGAGTTGTTACGCGCAGTTGCCGCAGCCGTAGTTGTAACCACTGTTGCAGCAGTACGGATTCGCTACAACATAGGCCGGGCTGGGACTCGGGCGAAGCGTGGAAACAAGGTAATTGTTCTGTGCCGCCTGCGATGCCGCCAGCTGGTATCCGAAAAGCTGCTGGTTCTGCTCGGCGATCTTCGCGTCCTTCGCCGCAAGCTCCTGCGCCGTCAGACGCTGGTCGATGCTGCGGAAGCCGCAGTTCATCGCGTCGATGATGTCGCGCGTGGTGTTCTGCACGGTGTTGCGGGTGTCGCACGCCTGCGTCGCCATGTCGTAGCGCACCTGGGCGATTGCAGCGCGGTTTTCGCAGCAGCACTCCTGTGCCTGCATCGCCATGTTGTTCAGCTGCTGCATAAGCGCGGCCTGCTGATTACAACGAGAAAGTTCGGCGTTCTGGAAACCGCTGTTGAGGGCCTGCGTGGTCGTAGCAAAGCCGCCGGTAATGGCATTGTTCAGGGCAAACGTGGAATCGCAAATGCCGTTTGCCATACTGTCGAGTTTACGCTCAACACTTGCGAAATCGGACGTCAGCACGTAACCGTCCATCACGCCGCCGCTGCCATTGCCGCCCCAGCCGTTGCCGTTGCGTCCCCAGCCGAACAAAAACAGCACAATGATCCAGATCCAGTTATCACCCCACATCCCCATACCGCCGCCGTAGTTATTGGCAGGCTGGACGGGCATAGTCGGCTGAATGCCGCCATCAGTAAGACTCATAAAATTCTCCTTTCGTAGATTTTGAAATTTATCTCAATCGTGGCCACGAATTAAGATTCGTTTTATCCGAGCAGCTGCCGGAATTGCACAGCCATTTGCTGCATTTGATTCAGCTGCTGCTGCGTGATTTTCCCGTTCTGTACCAGTTTTTCTACCTCTGCTTTCGGGTCGCCCTGAAACGTCTGCTGAAACTGCCGGAATTGCTGCACCATATTTTGAAACTGCCCCATCTGGCCGGGCATCTGTCCGCCGCCGAGCGCATTAAACAGTGGGTTCATTGTCCGCCTCCTTCATCTTTCGCGGTCTGACGCTTGGAGCGGCCAGCTTCGCCACAAGCTCGTCGAACTCCTTGCGCGTCACGTATTCCTCCATCATGCCTTTTCGCGCCGCCGTGGGCGTTATAACGGCCTGTGCGCGCTCTACAAGGTCGTAGGTCGTCATGGCCGGTTTCCCGCTCGCGTCGGCCTTTTTCACGTACACGACAGGCGCATTCATATCCCACAATGTAACGGCGTTGTTAGGCGCTACAATGAAGTCGTTCGCCGCCTGCTCGTTCGGAACCCAGATGATCGACTGGTTCTGCGGCTGCTGTGGCTGCGGCTGATAAGCTGGCATCTGCGGCGCGGGCTGATACTGCGGACGCATCTGCATCTGCGGCTCCTGCATCTGCGGCATGGGCGGCTGATTGTAAATCGGCTGCTGATACACATACGGCTGTTGTCCAAACATCATGTTTCCTCCTTTGCCCAATAAAACAGTGGAATTTCACTCCCAGAATCCCACGTGTCAAAATAAGTCCCATCCTCCACGCACACAACGTGGCTTGATAACGCCAGCACATACACGCCGCGCGGATGATCTGCGCAGAAATCCGCGACGGTATAGCAGTCCGGGCACGTGTTCGGTATCACGTTCCGCGTAAATCCCTGCTGCCGGAGGTAAGCGCTCCATACGCTGTTTGCGCTTGGCAGATCGCCCATGATCAGCCCTTGCAGGCACAGGCCGATATACACCTCGTCCCAGCTCTTCCCGGTCGCCTTTGCGATGGCCCGGACGGTGCAGTCCCCGACTTTCAGCCCGGCGGGGTTTGGATTAAAATAAGAAAAGCCCATACCGAACACTCCTTTGATGTGTTCAGTATGGGCCTTCTTGCTGCTTCTTGTGCCTCAGTTGTGTATCAATTTGGTTCAAAATTTAAGCCCGCGGTTATTCCACGGGCTTAGTTTTTGTTATCGTTCGTTTACAGCCAGAATCTCTGCCGCCATCGCGGCCACATACGGCGGGCATCCACGCCGTCCGCCGCACCAGTCCTGCACGGTGCGCAGCGGGATTCCAAAATACTGCGCAAATCCGGTCTGCGTCAGGCCGTACATCTTGATCAGCTCTGGAATCGTGCAGTGTGTGCCGTCCCAGATCCCGCCGAGCAGCGCCAGCCGCTCCGCCGGAACCTCGGCGTCTTCGGCGTCGCCCCAGACGCTGGACAGCGCCATATCGGAGACATAGGCGTCGCGGTCGGTGTATGCGCCGGTTTCGGCGTAGAGAGCAGCGCGGATTGCGGGTGTGAGTTTCATGGTGGTACCTCCTTATATTTTTTCAACCGTGAGCACGGCGCTGGACGTCAGTCGGCATAGCATACCTCCCACGCGCAGATGTTCGCCGCATCCAACGCGGCAGAAATCAGCGCTTCGGCGTCCACGCCCAGAACGCCGGAGATGGACCGCAGAACGCCCAAGACATCCTCCGAGGTGTCAACGGACGCACCGTCCATTGTGCCGTCTGAAAAATTCCAGCAGAAGCCATCAGCAGTCACGGAAAAATACACGCGGCTGCCAAAATCACCGCAGGACATATCGTCGACTTCAACGGTGACGAGCTGACCACCTATGTCGGCCACAATACCCCCAGCATACTGCCAGTAGCCACCACCATTATTTGCAGTGTCCGGGTTATAGTGGAGATTTGTCTGCGCTCCCCACGCGGAAACGATATTAAACATGTCTTCCATCCTCCAATTTTGTGCCGTATTTTGTTTTGCTTCATCTTCGGTGCTGGAACACCGAAGCGGATTCTCTGCTTCTAACGATCAGAAGCAGTACGCGCTGATGGGCTGACCGTCGATGCGGACGGTGGCGAGTGTATCGTCGCTGAAATCGGGATAGTCAGCGTCTTCAATGCTGTCTGCAAGTTCGTCCAGCGTGTAGCCAAAGTACACGCAGAATGCATCGCCCAGGCAGGCATCCATATCGCGGCAGAGGATCGCGGACTGTTCTTCCGTGTCACCAGCCTCGGTGGCAATGGCAGTGCAAGCAATGAGTTCGTAACGGTTGTTGATGATCTTGGTTTCCATGATGTACCTCTTTCCGGCTTATCGCCTTGCTTTATCTTATGGCCTTATTATACACGCAATGCGTGTAATTGTCAAGAGGAAAATGCGGAAATTTTTAAAAATAAGCGCCGATTTCTCGGCGCTTATCTCAGTTATACAGTTTGCTGGATGTCCGCTGCATCTCCCGCATGATCTCCGGCAGGCGGCGCTGGACCGTGGCGCGGCCCAGAAACAGCTCTGTTGCAACGTCTACCTGGGGAAGCTTATCCACAAAATAGAGCTGCGCGATCTTCTCATTTTCCCGGCCAAGATTGGCCTGATAGATCACGGCCTCCATATCCTTTCTGGTCAGCCTGCCCAGCTCTGGCGGCAGCTTGGCCCGCGCCTGCGGCGACATACGCCCCGCCTCCTTACTTTTCCTTGTGATTCAGCACAGCGATATTGCCCTTGTTGCTCACTTCGAGATCCAGCGCGGCGGCGAGATCCCGCACCTTTACGTAGTTCGTGCCGTTTTTCAGGATCCGCTCGACGGCGACTTCCTTGCCGTCCACGATGATTTTGCTCTTTTCTACCATCTCAGTTTCCTCCTCTGCATTTTTTCCATCTTCGAGGGCCATCACGGTATGGCCCGAGCTTACCAGTACGTCCCCGCGCAGGAGATTGGCGTCCGTCGTCAGATACTTGCTGCCGGTCAGCAGCTCGAAGTCTCCCGTCGCAGGCCAATCGTGCAGCATACAGTAGGTGGTGCAGCTGTTGCCCTGCTTTTTGTAGAGCGCGGCGACGGCCTCACAGCCTGCGGCCACGGCGCAGAGCGTCATGAGCGCGGAGCAATCCGTCTCCACTGGCTCTTCAATCTTGCTCACGTCCCATCGGACGGCCTTTGCGGCCTCGTACGCCGTGTTCCGGTCGCTCATATCGTAACCGATGTTCCGGTTTTTAATGGCCGCCTCGCACGTCTGCGCGGCCCGCGCAGCCTTTTTGCGGCTTTTGTAGCGCAGGACGCCGAGCCAGCGGCCATTGTACCAGTTGGAGATATTCAGCTCCCGCCCGGTCTGATTGCCGGGCTGCTGGTTGCGGCCGCCCGTCTCGCCGAGACTGGCCTGCCCGATCTTGATGCTCATTTCTGCGCATCCTCCTTTGTGGCGTTGTCGATCGCGTCCTGCGCTTTCTGGCTCTGTGTGCCAAAGTAAAACGCGATCACGACGGTATATACCATCATAAAGTCCTGCGAGATCTTCCCGGCGACTGCCATGTACGCAAATACCGCCGTCAGCACCAGTGTGACGATAGATTTGACGCTCAGCAGATTGCCGAGCCGCTTCTTGATGTTTTCCATATGTATGCTCCTTTCAGTCCTTTGTTTCGCTTTCGCTTCTCGTCGCAACCGCGTCAGAGATTGCGAGGTTCGCACGAAGCATTGTATCCTCCAACTTTGTCAGGGCGATACTTCTATTCCTTCCCGCCGGGAGCTGCATGATGAGCGCTTCCGCTTCTTCAAGCTTCCCCCGAATGCTTTCCGACAGGTGTTTATCCATCGGTTCAAAATTCACTCGCTTATACATATTGTGTACCCCTTTCGTTATTCTACCGGATCATTCTTTTTTGCAAAAACCCGCTTGAAGGCAAGCAGGCCAAGCTCTGTGATGGTTGCCCAGCCGGTAAAGCCGAGCACGTCGGACAGGTCGACCGACGCGCCGAGCTCCGGGCTGCGGATGACTGCAATTAGGACGGCGACGGTTTTCAGAGCGCAGGCCCAGACAATTACCGTCGTGATGAGCTGGAGCAAGTACACAACAATGGTTCGCGCCATTTCCCCCTTGCTCCACTTGCCTTTTACCCGCATATCTGCCTCCCAATTTATTGCGCACTGCTGTGCCCGCATTGCGCCTCCAGCTGGTGCAGGAATTTTTTCACGTCGCCGTTCCCGCCCATTTTTTTATACTTCTCTCCGGCGATCAGGCGCTCGGCCATTGGCATTTCCTCGCTCATGATCGTAAGGCGGAGGATTGCCAGATACTGCTCGTCCTGATGCTCCTGCATTTTTCCGAGCTTTTTGTCGATCTCGGCTAGATGCGCCTCCTGCGTTGTGGCCTTGCCGCGCTTTTTCTGAACCGCGCTGACGATGGCATTGACTACCGCCGTCAGCGCGGATGAGCCAAGCGCGGCGCAGGCGAGGGTGACGATGATGGTCTTGGTGTCCATTTTTCTGTACCTTTCTCTTTTATTTGCCGGGCTAATCGTCCGCCATTTTGATGTAGGTGGTGGTATCGCTGGAATAGCTGATCGTCGGCAGCGTCGTGCCGCCGAGGACGGCGTAGAGGGCCGGGTATGCAGTCTGATCGAAGGTTGAGCCATCGCACGCGTGCCACGGGGCGGAGAGGACGCGGACGGTCGTAAGGATATCGCCGACGTGATAATTCGGCTCCGACAGCTTCCCGAATGCCTCATTTACCATCGGGTTCGCCGGTGCGTCGCCCGCTCGCCAGATCTTTGCAGCGCTCTGTGCCGTCAGCAGGTTTCCGGCCGTGAGCGGCGTCCCGGCCTCCAGCGGCTCGTCATCCGGGCGAAGCCATTCATACCGCAGAAGGCTTCCCGCCGCGTCATACACCCCATACCGGACAGCGCCGTTTGCAAGATCATTTGTGCCGATTCTATCCCGCATGGCTATTCCTCCAGCGCCTTGATGTAGGCATTGCTTCTTGTGTCCGTCCCGATGGTAGGGATTTCTTTTCCCGCCGCGCTATAATCGCAGTACGCCAGCCCATTTGATGATATGTATGCCGCTCCCCCGTCCGGCGATAGTGCAATACTGTCGACGCCGCTCCCCAGTACGTCTCCATATACCGGGCCGGATGCTGGAGCGCTGATCGCAATGATCTTTTCCGTTCGACCAGCACTTTCAGATTCGCTTGCGGTTTCCGAAAGCACTAAAAGCCCGTTTTCGTATTTGCCGTTCGTATAGTTGTCGAGCGAGTAACTATCGGTTTTGTAGAAAACTACCTTCCCGTTTTCCCATGTTGCACCGTAGTCCGCAGAATACCTGTATACCATATATCCGCTATACATCGTGGTTCCCGCACCAGAGAAAGCAGCGTTCACCAGTGCAAAAAAAGCAATTATATTTGCCCCACAATGGTAAGCTGACATCAAAGCGTGATAGGTGTACGTCGACGGCTGGTTGAAGGACGGAGTTAATTCTTCGATGTTTACGCTGCTGACTGCCTCCCACGTCGGATTGATCAGGGTTTTTGCCTTTGAAGTCTTCAGTGTGCCGCTGGTGCTACAGTTCAGTTTGTAAAAGCAGTCCTTTTCTTCGGCGTAAAATACAATTCCGCTGATAAAGCCTGAGATTCCTACTATTTCCTTCGTTGTTTGGTTTACGTAGCTGGCATTTACTTCTCTTCCCGTGTAATTGTTATAGGCTTCGTATTTGCTTCTTACTTTGTAGATATACAGAACGTTTGGTGTAATAAACATCTTCAGTCCAGCGCTTCCAGGCAGGATGCCGCTTGCATATAGCGCAAACGGCGTATCGAGGCTACGTGTTGTGTACACTCCGTTTAACTCTGTGGAGTCTCCGGAAAAAACAGCGTAATAAGTGCCGTTTGCATACTGCACATCCGATATCAGCAAGAGTCCGGTCGGCATATCTGTCTGCTGCGTCCACGTCTCCAAATCGGGCGACGTCCAGAACTTTCTGTCGTACAGGCCGACCCATTCCCCATTCAGATACCACATAGCTACAGGCTGAATATTCGATGTCTTCAACGCCCACGGAAGCGGCGCGGCAGAGCTTCTGAGCACAGAAAACAGTTTTGGATACTGCTCCTGTGATACAGTGCGCCCGTCGCACGGGAGCCATGCATCGGAGAGGTCTGTGCGGGCGGTGATAGCGATGTCGCCGACTTTGGCCGTACCCTCCGCAATCTTGCCAAGCGCGTCGTTGACGGTCGGGTCTTCCGGGCGGGTGGCGGCGTTTGGCCAGAGCTTGGCGGCAGTGGTATCGGACAGCAGATTCGCCTTGTTGAGAGGCGTGCCCTCGACGGTGGGCGCGTCCTCGCGCTTGAGGTATTCGTAGTGGTTGAGCGTGCCGTCGGCGTTATAGACGCCGTAGCGGATCGCGCCGTTGGCTAAAACCTGTGTTGGCTGCCTATCTTTCATGTGAGTAATCCTCCTGCGGCGCACTCCGCCGCGCCGGTGTGGCGAAAAGATTTTGCAACGTTGACGATTAAGTCTTCGCAGAGCGCAAGAATGCGCTCGATATCATTCGCGCCGGTGTATGTCAGGCGGTTGAGGCCGGGCGCATCCGGTGTTCCGGCAGGATACGCAAGCGCGTCGCGGATGGATTGCACCTGCTTGCGGTATGCCTCGGCCTGTGATGCCGTTATAATGTCCGTTACGGCCCAATCGGTTTTAGCCGTCCACGCGATGCTCTTGCCGCAGATCGAGCTGAGGCGCGCCGCCAGATAGTTCAGGGCGATTCCCACGCGATTGAGATCAGCGGCGTTGTACGCGCCCTTCATCCCGGTCAGCCATTCCGCCTGCTCGGCTGCGGTCATGGCCGCGAACCCCTTCGCCGCCAGCTCCCGCACCCGCTCCACGTCCGCCTGCGTCCGGTCGGTGACGAGGGTGACGATGATGGTCTTGGTGTCCATGGTGTTCTCCCTTATGTTTCCTCCCATATTCTCAAATTTACGCCTGTTCCTGCCAACCAGCCGGATATTCCGCTGGTGAAAATACATTCCCGTCAATCAAGCTGATGTAATGCTTGCCTTCAAACGTCACCTTGTCACCCTTATTGTAGGCATCATGCGCACCCGTAGGTTGCACAAATTCCGGCCATTCCTCTAGTGAAACGATCACAAACAGTGCCGGTGTAATATCCGGTGTCCAGTCTGCCTGTGAGGTATGCGCCTGCACCACGCGATATAATACGCCATTGTATTGCAGCCGATCATCGACCGCGTAAGAATGGCCTGTCACCCACTGTGGGAATAACTCTACTGCTTGCAGTGCATCCTCATCGGGTAAGCTAATAGACGCTTTTTCAATATAGGGTCTCAATGCTCTGGCTCTTTCTGTGTAACTCATCAATCTGTCTCCCCAAGTAAAATTTTCGCCGCTGTTTCTGCATCTGTGAGTGGCAGTGCCGCGCCCATTTCCTCATAGCTGCCTTCTGGCTCAGTACCTTTCAGCGTATGGTCTGTGAGATGAAACACCATGTCAGAAAGCACCTGATGTTCAGTTCCTTCTCTATCTGTAATAATCACAGCCATCTTAGCGCAAAATCCTTCTGCTTGATCTTCCTTGCACGGGACATAACAACCGTTGCCGTGTAGTCGAATGGGCACAATACTGTCTGCATACCCGGCAAACGCGCCGTCCTGTTTTACTGCATACATGGCGTCCCTCCAAATTTCTCTTGATAGATTTTCTCCAATCGCTCTGTACTTGCGGTTCTCAACCGATTTTTCCAGTAGCCGTTTTCCTGCCCCGGCCATTTTTCATCCGTAAAGTCTTCGCCGCAGCCGTTTTTTTCATACCAGCGATAAAGGCGTTCAAGCATTTCCTGCCGCATCGCGCCCTCTGGTGTATTCTGCCTAAAATGCTCCCATCCGTTTTCGGATGTCGCAGCGCATATCCGCCTGCCATCTGCTGCAAACAGGAACCCTTCGAGCTCCGATACCACAGTTCCGTATCGGAGATTAAATTCTCCATCGATGCCATGCCCACGGAACCGCTTGTACACGATATACTCCATGTGTTTGTTCCTCATACGCAAAAGCCGGGCGCGAAGCCGAAGGAAGCGCGCGCGGTGCGGTCTTCGGCTGTCCCATTGGTGTTCACATTCTCGAAACCGTCGGAGCTGCTCGCAAGCGGAGAACGGAGCCACCAACGAGCGGCGGTGCTCGTTCCGTTGTGCTTGTACTTTACCTTGCTGTTTCCAGCGGAATAATAGGCGTACTGCGCTTGCTTACTCGCCTCGTTCGAGTTTGCTCTCGAAATGCTCCCGAAAACCTCAAACTCCGAGAGGAGGAAAAAGTAATCCTTTGTCGCCGTGACCGCACTCGCGGATGTGCTATTATTTCCCGTATTGTCCGTGTACTTGGTAACGGACTTTAGGACTGCACGGAGCGCCGCCGGAATGACTTCGATAATCGTTCCGGAATAGCTCGAGAGGCTTGTCCCGCAAATATTTGTACGCATTTGCGAGCTCGCCCATCCGCCGGAGTTCGTTGCACTACTGTTCATAGAGAAATAGCCGGTTGTCGAAACGGGCGAGGTATAGTAACTATCGCAGAAACACACGTCCGTACCGCCGGAGAGCGCGGTCTTTGCAAGTTGGAAATGGATACGGTTTTCCCCTTCTAGGCTCGCGTTATGGTTAAATCCAATAATGAACGCATATGTTGTGTAATTAGATAGTGTAAAATGTCCAACCGTGCCGTTTAGCGTTACAGCCTTTCGGTCACCGACGCTCCAATAGTTCGCGCCCTGTCCCGCGTCGGATATATTTTTTATTGTTTCCCAAGTATTTTTATTCAGTGTCGGATATACAAAATTAAGCGACACCGCGTAGCTGTCCGTGATAGATACGGATTTTGTGTCAGATGTTTTCCCGTCCAGCGTCGCGGATACGCTCCATGTTCCGGCTTCCGGCACGATAAGCGTACAGACTCCGGTGCTGTCAGATGTTCCGCTGATCGTTTTGGAGCCGTGTGTCGCTGTGACTATCGCACCCGCGGATACCGTTACGACCAGTTGCGGAACGATCCCGGTTTGAATTGCACGAACCGCGCTTGCAAAACCATCTGGGTAAGTCAGCGGGTCGGATGTTCCGCCTTTTTCTCTGATGGCATCGGCAACTGACGTGAGTTCTATATCGTTCGTTAAATATTCAGTTGCCATCAGAAGCTCCCTCCATTCGCGTTTGCGATCTCTACCGCCGCCCACGCACCGGAAACAACCCGCAGAAATTTTCCATTATCAGCGGCGGTGACAGACGGCACTTCGCGAACCTTGACAGCTCCGGTCTTGCCGTTGATCGATGTTACAGGGGCGGTTTTGAGGTAGTCCGTGCCTGCGACGGCCACCGTCCACGCTGTCGGCTTCCCGCTGGCGTCCACCGCCTTGACCTTGATCAGGTCCCCGACGGAAGCACCGGAGGCGAGAAGGACGTCCTGCTTGCCGCTCCATGCGGCTTTGTTTCCGTGCACGTCGCCGATGGCCTCGTCGATCTGCGCGCCGGTGTACTGGCTGTTGTACGCCATGTGATCACTCCTTCATGCACAGAAAATCCTCGCCGTCTGCCGTTTTCAGCGGCTGCGGCTGACCAAGCGGGATAAATCCGTAATTGTCGTTCCAGCTGCCGTCCGCGCTCTGCGCGAACAACGAAATGCGGTATTCTCCGTCTCCGGACATCAGAAAATCGTCGTAGACCTCAAAGGTGCGCTTCGTACCCGCCGGGGTCTGTGAGAAGGACGCGATCAAAGCGCCCTTCCCGCGGCCCCAATCCTCGCCGGACTTCGTCGCGCGGCACTCAAAAGCCGTATAGGCGATGTCCGACGAGAATGTGACGGTGATCGAGTCGAATCCCGAGACTGCCGATATCTTGTTTCCGGTAATGGAGAAGGTCAACTCCGGCGCGGCCATTAGGCTGCGCTCCACGTCCCGGCGGCGTTCTTGACGAAGACCTTCACGATCTTCACGCCGTCGCCGGAAGACGCTGTTTCGAGGTCTGCGCCCTTGATGGTGACGTTGATGGCGGTGTTCTTCTTGTAGCCGCCCGCCGTGCCGCTGACGTTCGTGGAGCCGCCCGTCGCCGGGATCTGCGTGCCCGCCGTGTGCAGGCTGCTCGTCGCCGGGACGACGCGGACGGTGTATTCCTCAAAGTCCACATCGCAGACGAAGGAGAACGCCGCTGCGTCGTAGCCCGTTACCTTGGAAATGCGGCTCTTGTCGGGGCCGGTGATGGTCACGGCGGGAATCGTGGAATTGAGCGTGATGGAGTCGCTGGCCGCAGCCGATTCGTTGCCGACGTCGTCGCGCACCTTTACATAGATCGTCTTCAGGCCGTCGCCGTCCGGGAGCGTAATGGATTTTGTTGCGGCGAACGTCTCCCACGACGCAGCCTCTTCCGTCTCCGCCGTCTTCGTGCCCCAGATCTTCATCTGATAGCCCGTCGTTACTTCATCGGAGACGGAGATCTTCGCGGTGACGTTGGCGCTTGTCGCGTACTGTGCGCCGTCATTCAGGATGATCGATAGGCCGGCAGGCGCCAGCGTATCGAGCGTTAAATTAAAAAAACTTGCCATCAGGTTTTAACCCCTTTCTTCACTTTTGAGTTCGATGTACAAAAAGCCGCCCGGCCTTTCATAGATGGTTTTCTCGCCCAGATGGGCGGACTTGATGCCCATGGATCCGATGAACAGCTCCAGAATGCGTTTGATTCCAACTGCCAGCATGCTATCCCTCCAACAGATACAGTGTCCGCGCGTCCTTTTTGTCCAGCGCGTCATAGTCCGATTTTGTCAGCACGCGGATCTCATCGATCTGCGCCGATGCAATGCCTCCGCCGCCAGAGCCGCCGCCGGCACGCACGGAAACGTTAAAGGAAACGTCGACCGGATCGCGGTTCTTGAGTTCAAATTCAATGCCGCCCATCACAACACCGCCTTTGATAGCGCGTGCGCAACGTCGATCTGCTTGATCTCCGAGCCAATCACGTCACCGCTCTTGAATTTCACGCGCACCTGCATCTGGCAGAGCTTCGGGAGCCGAAAGGTCTCCTGCTGGGTGAGGGGAAACAGAAACTTTCCGTCCTCGTATCCGATCTCTCCCGGATAGCTCTTTTGCAGATAAAGCAGAGAAATTTCCACCTTTTCAACGCTTGCAACGTCCAGAGGCTGCCCTTTATTCTTGATGGTAACACTAAGGTTATACGAATCTCCCTGTACCAAATGCCGCACCTCCGTTCTATGTGCCGATAATCTTGCATTCTGCCGCCGCGATTCCGCTGAGGCGAATGTCCATACTGGTGATCGTTCCGGTGATCTTCGTGCCCCACGGCGTTGTCGTCCGCACATAATCGCCGGGGGCCTCTTTGTCCATGACGATGCGGACGCTGTGTGTCTGGCGACGCATATAGTAATCATAAATGTGCTGCGCAATGGCGGCTACGTTTTCACTGTTTACCAACGTCGCATCGCGCACCTCAATGACGTTCGGCTTGGTCTGCGTGGTGGCGTTCGGATTGGCCTTGGACGTGACCGACGTCGTGTGATAGTAGGTCGTACCGCCGACCTCCACACTCTCTCCGCTTCCGGACGTCGAGTAGCTGTGTGCCGTCACGCGGATCTCCGTGACCACAGCCGCCGTTTCCACGCTGCCGCCGGTATATGTCCGGTCAAGTGGGATCGTGGCAGGAGAGGCCGCTGTGAGCCTCCGAACGCGCACGCCACGCGACGCGCTTGTATCGATGGTCGCGCGCAGGGCAAAGACGATCTGCTGAAGCGCCTCGCGCTTGGTACAGTCTGGGATATAGCCAGTTACTGTCTCGTTCTCCAGCGCCGCGTCAAAATCCAGCGTGAAATGCGTGCCGAGGATCGAGCTTATCAGCTCTTTTGCGTTTTTCTCGCTATAGATTGCCGCCGCAAAAGGCTCATCGTCCAGAACGCCGAGCGCATCCTGGCAGGAGACATCATAGAGCCGGGCGCTCGACCGGGACGAGCTTTTGATGTAAAAGACGCCGATTAGCTTTGCACCGTCGTAGGCGCTGACGGGCTGCTTTTCCTGAAAAATGAAGTCGATGTTGTCCGAATTGTCGAGCGTGAAATCCAGTGTGTTGATCTCCACGTCGTCAGAAATCACGCTGACGCCCTCGGTGACGCTGACGCTGCGCAGGTCCTCCCGCTCGAATTCCCGGACGATGCCGAAGAATATCTGTCTGAGTTTCGCGTACCGGTACGGCAGGCTCGTCTTTTTCAGCTCGATCACGAGTTTGTTGTATCCGGAGACAGGCTTTGCGCAGAAATACTTCTGGCCGTCCGGCGTGAAGTCCTGCGACGCGACGGTTGTCTCTCCGTTGTACCACGTCATGGTCAGGGCGCTGCAATAGTCGCCGGTGCCACCGTCAAAATAGAGGTAAATGCCGGAGCTTGCGAACGTGCCGTCCAGCGTGATGGTCAGCGTCGGGTTTGCGTCGAAGGTGCAGTCTGCTTTGCTCGGCTTGGCAGACCAGAAAGCCGCCCGCTCGGTCGTGAGGATTGGGCGGGAGCCGTCCAGCATCCACTGGTTCAGCTCGTTTGTTGCGACGATCACCGACTCTGTGCCATACGGCAGTTCCGGAAGGTCGGAGAAGGGCTGCGCAGCGGTGCTTGCAACGCTTGCCGCCGCTGCTGCGCCTACCGCTACGTCCTCATAGATCACGCGTACACTCATACCGGCGTCCTCTTGGGCTTCATGGCGACAAAATTGATCGTCAGATTGCCCCAATCATTGCGCCCGTCGTAGCTCCCGGCGAGCTCATCGTCGCCGTTTGCTACATAGGCGTCAAAGGTCATAGTCCCCTGCGCATATGGGACGGTCAGCACGTGGCTGTCGACCGGGGCAGAAATGCTCTCATAAAAATCATCGTATTCCTCCGGGTCTGACGATACAGGATCAATTTCAAGGCTGTAGTTGTAATACGTGCCGATAATATCACGGGTCATCGCGCCGGTCATAACGCGCCCGGCATTGTCACCGTCTAGGACGGAGAACGACCGCTTGCAGCTTACGACGTGCAGATTGTAATACGCCTTGCCATCAAGGCTCAGTGCGCTTCTCATGTCTTCACCCCCGCCAGCTTCACGCCGACGCGCTGCGTCTCTTCGTTGTTCAGCTGATAGATCGTGCGGCCAAGCTCACGCCGGTCAAGCTGGAAGATAACCGTCATTTGTCTGCTTCCCGCTACGCCGGTCTCGGTCATGGCCTGTTTGAATGCCTGCACCATCGTGGAAAGCGGCGTCTCGATGTTCGTCCCGCTCTTCTGGTCGCCGAGGACGGCCATGAATTCCCGGTTCGGCGGGATGACCGCGCCGGAGGCTAGGCGGGGGAGTTGGACATTTCCCCAGCTTACATTTCCAATGTCTACGCCCGGAACCTTGTTCAGCAGCCTAATCGCCCCGTTCACAAGGCCGCCCAAACCGCCAAGCGCGCGATTGATCCCACTCTCGATTTCGGCAATCAGGCCGTTCATGGCGTTTTTCGCAAGATTGGCCCACCATTCGCCTGTGAATACAGGCGCAATGTTCTTCTTCCAGAAATCTTTGATTTTGCCCCAGCAATCTTTTACCTTGCTGACAATAAAATCCCAGTTCGGCGCAATAGCCGCAGCCAGGCTTACGCCGCCCGCTGCGAGAAGTCCAAGCCCGAGCGGAATTCCTGCACCTGTGAACAGGAGAACCGCGCCAAGCGCAAGGAGCGCGCCGCCAACGATTGCAGTAATTTTGCCAAGCGGCCCTTTCATTTTTTCCTGAATCGTATTCCAGTTGACAGCCGCCGTTGCTGCAAGTCCGATTGCGCCCGCAGCCATCAGCCCGATTCCAAGCGGAAGGCTTGCGCCTGTAAATGCAAGGATCGCACCGACCGCAAGCAGCGCCGCACTGACAATCGCGGTGATCTTCCCTATCGGCCCTTGCAGTTTTGTTTTGATCGTATCCCAGTTGATAGTTGCTGTTGCTGCAAGCCCTGCCGCTCCTGCAACCATCAGCCCGATACCGAGCGGCAGATTCGCACCGCTGAATGTGAGAATTGCGCCAAGCGCAAGCAATGCCGCACCCACGATCGCTACAATATTTCCGACAGGGCCCCGCAGGGCCGCCGTGATCGTGTCCCAGTTAACAGCCGCTACCGCAGCGAGACCGACCGCCCCGGCCGCCATCAGCCCAATGCCGATAGGAATGTTTGCGCCGCTGAACGCTAAGATCGCGCCGACAACAAGCAGCGCCCCGCTTACGATTGCCGTAATGATTCCGATGGGCCCTTGCAGCGCTTCTGTAATTGAGCCCCAGTTTGCCGCCACAGTGGCCGCAAGGCCGACCGCACCGGCGATCATCAGTCCGAGGCCAAGCGGAATGTTTGCGCCAGAAAAGACAAGGAGCGCGCCGATTGCAAGCAAGGCAGTACTTACAATCGCCGTGATAAGTCCGACTTGCCCTTGCAGGATTCCAGCGATTTCTCCCCAGTGATTGCTTACCGCGTCCCACACCGCCAGCGCGCCAACTGCCATAAGCGCTATTCCAAGCGGGATGTTCGCGCCGCTGAACGTGAGAATTGCGCCAAGCGCAAGCAATGCCGCGCCCACAAACAATTCTGTAATTGATGTCAGCTGATCCTTTATCATGGCGCTGAAATCGGGTGCTATTGTATCGGATCCGATTCCGCCACCCGCTCCTGCGCCGCCGCTGCTTCCGGAATCATTCGAAAGCTGGTTGATTTCGTCAAACGACGCCATGCTTTTCCCTGCTTTTTTTGCTGCGTCTCCCACATCGGAGATTGCTTCCGCCTCGTCTCCATATGCCGCAGCGGCTTCCGCCGCAGATTTCGGAAAAGTCGTTCCGAACAGCTTCGAAACCAGTGTTGCAAGCGCGTTTACAATTCGAGTCAGCACGTTCACAAGAAGGATAAAAGCAGGAATAACCACCTTCATGATTGGCTGCGCAAGCGTGAGCAGAGCGCCCTTCAGCCTGGCAACTGCCGCGCGCGCTTCGTCGCTTTTCTTGATCGTCTCGCTAAGCCAGCTGCGCAGCTGGGAAAGGCCGCGGGACAGGACAGTAAAGACCAGCGCGCTCCTCAGCACCCCGCTTAATCTTCTCCCGAATTTATTCATGCTTTTTTCGACGCGCGCCGACGCTTCGGCCATGCGGGCCGAAGATCCGCTGGCATTTGTGATCTGCTGCACCAGCTCTCCGGCTTTAGCCTTTGCAGCGTCAAGCGCAGCAGCCTGGTTTATCACCTTGTCGGTGATCTTTGCATATTGACTCCCAAGCTTTTCCGCCGTTTTGTTTTGCTGCACCAGCAGCTGTTCCTGCTCTTTGATCTGCGCAGCAACCTCCGCCTGCCGAGAATAAGCGTCTATGTACTCCGCTGGATTAGCCGAAGCGCTTCCGGACGTGATGCCCTTAAGGCGGTCAGCCTCCGAGCGGAGCGATTTCAGCGCGTCTTCCGTCTGCTTTGCGGCCTGAAGCGCTGCGTCGAGTTCCTTTTTTATCCCGCTCTGCGTGCCGGTGTCCTCGTTTAGCTTGGCTTCCATCTTGTCGATTTTCGCAGACAGCGTATCCAGCTCTTTTTGTGCCTTTTTCGCGTCCGCGTCGACAGCGATCACAATTTTCCCATCTGCCATATTTTCACCACCTTTTCGGTTGATTTTTGTTATTATTTGTGTTATCTTCCAAGTAAGGAGGGAAGAAATATGAGTGATTGCATTATCCAAATCAGCCGGGACAATTCTTTTTACGGTTCTGGCCTGACCGTCGGCGTTGCATTGGATGGCTGTGATGTCGGCACGCTGAAAAATGGTGAAGAACTTCGAGCCGTGGCCGCTCCGGGCCAGCACGAACTTTCTTTTTACCGGTATCGCCGTCTGGATAAAACCATATCCTTTACCATTGCCGAAGGGCAACAGAATGCGTTTTTTACCATCAAGATTAACGCCTCGAACCGCGTTGACGTTGTTGGCGGGCTAAAAACCAAAAAGCAGGCGAAACGCCCCAGCGGCTGCCTGACGGCTTTAATCGTATTCCTCTGTCTTTTCGTCTTTATTGGCGCGGCCTTTGCTTCCTGCGGATCGTCCTCCAAGCCGGAAAAGGTCGGAACCTCAGTTTCTTCTTCGCAGCAGCCGCCGCAGCAATCCGATTCCGGGCCTGAAACATTTGGCGTTGGGGATCAGGTCGTTCTAGACGGCGTGGCGGTCACGTTGCTCAGTGTTACCGAGAATTCCGGCCAAAATTACGTCTCGCCGGATGATGGAAAGGTCTTTGTTCTGTGCGAATTCGAGATCGAAAACAATTCATCCCGCGATATTGCGTCCAGCACCATGCTTTCATTCGAAAGCTACATTGATGGCTATACAACCAGCCTCAGCCTCACCGCCATGATGAGTTCCGACGAGCCGCAGCTTGACGGCACGATTGCCGCCGGGAAGAAAATGAAAGGTGTCGTCGGATATGAAGCGCCGCAGGATTGGAGTGAGATCGAGATTCGATTCTCTCCAAGCTTCTGGGGTAGCGAAATCGTTTTCGAGTATAAAAAATAAGTTTTTCCTGCTGCCGCCCCTTAACCGGGGCGGCTGTTTTTTGTCCCGACTCCCCATACGGCAAGCAGGTCGGCTTCGGCCTCCGAGTATGTTGTCTTCAGATCGACGATATCCCGGTTGCGCCGGTAGAAATCCCTCTCCTGTTTGTCGAGGCTCTTCCCTCTGGCCTTTTTATCGCGGATAGAAACCACCTGTGCATACAGGCAATCTCCGATTTCTTGATAGTACGATAGAAACGAATACCAATGCAGGTATTCCAGCGCCCTGACCTCGCAGCCCGCGATTCGGTTGATAGGCGCAATATAGAGATCAAAGTCCTGCGCCCATGACATGATCTCTGGCTGCTTTCTCTTCTCTCGATTCTCCTGCCCGTGGTCGATGAAGCGGAAGCACTGGTTCAGGGCTTCCTGATAGTCGCTGACGGGCATTTCTTCGAAGTCGGGATAGAAGATGGTCAGCGCCGCTTCCGCCTTATCCCGCTCGTCCAGTTCCCTGTCTGTCAGGGCTACGAGGATATCGAGGATTGCGCGGTAATCAGATTGGATCGCGTATTCTGTTCCGTCGACCTCAACAGAGGTCGGCAGGGAATAGATCACTTTCCCCATCTATCAATATATTTCGCGAACAGGGGGCCTGCGCGTTTTCCATCTATCTGTATATTTCGCAATCCTCGGGTTGGTCTTCTTCTGCTCTGCCGCGAAGCTCGTGTCGATCTGATCGATCACGGCCAGCATGAGGTTGCACCATACTGGCAGGCCGTCGGCCAGCGCGTAGACGTTCATAGTGCCGAACAGGTCTGCGCAGACAGGCTTGGCAAACAGGCCGTCGATCATGTCCCGCATTTCCGCGTCGCGGCGGCGGGCAATGGCGAAAATCTCCTTCTTGTCCGCGCAGTGGTCGACTTCGGCCTTATACGCCTCCTGCTTCCTGTCCAGCTCGTCAAAGGTGTTGAAGATCTGTTCGACAAATGCGCTGTCGGTCGGGTTGAAGGAGACTTCCGCCGCGTCGTTCAGCTTGAACGATACGATACCGGTTTCAAATTTGATTTCAGGCATTGCGATTCCTCCTTACGCTGCGTCTGGCGTGAAGGTAATAGCCCCGTTGGCGCCAACCGCCGCCGTGCCGGTCGTGCGTTTGCCGCCGAGCGTCACGTCGATGGGCATACCTACCGAGCCGCCGCCCTCGCCGCCGAGGCTGGACGGCTTGACCATAGACGCGTCGTAGCGCTCCGCGAAGACTGCCGTCTTGGCCGTTCCTGCATAATGATGGACGATCAGCACGTCCTGATTCGCCAGCGCAGCTGCGTTCTGCTGCTTGACCGCCAGATCCCAGATCTTCTTCAACGCCGCATCGCCCGCGTCAAGGTCGCACGGGTCAAAGCTCTGCGTGATAATCGGTTTCTTCATGGTGGTTCTGGTCGTTCCAAGGATATCCTTGCTGGAATCCTCCTGCCAGTCATACTCCATGCTGGAGTCTGTGACGCGAGTGCCGAACGGCGCCCAGGCGGGCGTTGAGGACTCGCCGGTGTTCAGATATGCAATCAGCAGCTCCCGGTCGATGGTCTGACCGGCCGTGGTATTAAAAGTAACTTCTGCCATAGTTAAATCACCTCATATGTCAGTTTCATTAGAATTTGATGATCCTCTGTGCCGTCCTCATACCGGGCGAACAGGGCCGAGCGGCTGACAGCTTCCATGCGCCGGACGCGCATCCCGTCGCCCAAATCCGGCGGGTTCTGCATGGCCCAATCCCCGAAGCGGTTCAGCATGGCGTCGCATTTCAGGCGCTTGTCGTTGCTGTTTCCGGGCTTGATGCGGGCGATGATCTTGAATTGATATTCCGCCTCGTGCCCTCCGAGGATGAATTTTCGTGTGATGTACGCGCCCTGAATGGTGGACAGGGCCATACTCGCCGAGTCGGCGGCGAGGAATTCATAATTAATCGTTGCGGCCGGTATGTCGTCGTCCGAGAAGGAATTTGCCCAGATCATCATCTTTCGGGAGATATCCTGTTCTTCCTCCGCAGATACCAGCCTTTTTTGCTTTTCAGCGTCCATTCTTCACCGCCTTGTCCGCTACACGAAGCCATTTATCAAGATTTTCAGCCTTTGACGCCTCGAACCAATGCGATTGCGCCTGATTGTGTCCTGACGTGTTGAACACAAGATTTTTGTCGGTCAGTACCTTTGTCCCGCCTTTCGGCGCGTAGGTGCTTCCGGTCTCCGGGTCTACCATGACTTTCCCGTAGTACAGGAACCTTGCGTATGGGCCGGGATAGATGATCGCATTCCCTTCCACCTGTGTTCTGCGGTCGAGGGAACCGGTCAAGAATGGCACATACGGGGCTGTGTCCTTTCTTGCCTGAAGCGCGACAATATGCTCCGCTTTGGTACACGCCTGCGCGATTGCCTCATGCAATTCATCAAAGCCGTCTGCCTTTACGCTGAATTTCAGCATATTAGGCCCCTCCGACTTCGAAGTGTCTCATGTCCTGGCTTCCGAAGTCCTTCATATCGACCTTTGTGACCTTGTAAACGTCGTCATAGAGCATTTCAAGCGCCTGCTCGGTCTTGTCCGGCTCCACGACTTCACCCTTGATAAAGAATGTCGTTCCGCCGTTGCCGTCCGTGGAGAGCGTCCAGATTCCGCTTTTATCAGTTGCACGCCAGAATTCTTGCGGGCCGACGTAGCGCTTTTCTGCGCCCGTCACGCCGTCTACAGCAACCGTAGAGAACGGAATGTACAGATTCACCGCATCCGCGCCCTCAAGCCCGCTCTGGCGGACGTTGGCCGCCTTGGAGGCTTCCAGCAGAACGCCGCGCAGGACGGTGATGTAGGTTTTCTCCACGTCCTTGAATGTCGCCGGGTCTGTCTCCTGCGAGACGTTGTAGATGGTTACGGTGTGGGGGAACATGGACACGGCCCATACCCCCTTGCTTTGAGTAATCCGGTCGGCCCGAGGTACGCCAGCACGATCTCACGGCGGCGCGTCTCTGTCCGCTGTATATCTGCCTGGGACAGATTTCGTGAACCAAAGCTTCGCGACCAGCCGCCGACCGTCTCGCTTGATACGGGCCTGTCGGTCGTGTAGACGAGGCTGTCCAGCTTCCCAGCGTCCTGCTCCAGCTCGGCCAGCGCACAGACGCAGTTCTGGACGGCTTCGAGCTTGTCCCCGGCGGCGGAGCGCGCGCGGCTCATGGTGATGTAGTCGACGTAAGCCGATGCCTTGCGGGCGAGGCCGCAAAATTGCTCTTCATCCATCGCCGTCCCGCGGTACACAGTCGCGTAATACTCATAATCAGCGTAGATCATGCTGCGCCCTCCTTCCGGTCAGCCTCCGCGCCCGTCATGCAGGCGCGGAGGCTCGATTTTACTTGCTGACGTCCGCGCCGATGAACAGGCCGTAAGGATCGGGCACGACCGGGATAAACAGGCCGCTTGCCTTCGTCCAGACGGCTACGGGGTCAGGCGTCTGCCACTGCGTAATGGTGATATACTGCTGTGCGCTCTTGTCGGAGTACGGGCCGTATGCCTTTTCTTCCGGCGTCACGCCCCATAGGCCGACGCCAAAGGAATTGGCCGTGCCGTTGGACAGGAACGCAACCTTGTCCTCCGGGAAGAATCTGTACGGCTTCTCTTTGCCGTCCGCGGTCTGCACCTTGTAGCGCTGGTCGTTGGCCGTAATCTGGCCAAAGCCGAACAGATTGAGGAAAAGGCTGCGCAGCTTCTCAGGAGTGACGAATGTACCCGCGCCCACAGTGCCGTATACGATGGTCTGAATGCCCTTGTTGGACGCGAGCTTGCGCAGGATCTTCGTACCGACGACCATTTCGCTCAGCGCATGACCGGAGGCCGCCGCCTGATCTGTGATTGCATAAAGCTGGCCGATGATATCAGCGTCTGCGCCAAAGTCGATCTTGAAGCCGGTGTTCGCGGACGGAACGCCGTAATCGACAGTCATGTTGAGGTTGTTTTCCTTGATGGTCATCTTGCCGGTCGCAAGGACTTCCATTTTCGCGACTTCGGTTCTTACCTTGACCGCGTCGGCCATCAGGCGCATATCGTCGAAGACGTAGCTCACAATGGCGTTGTCGGCGTATACGCCGTTTTCGTTGAGCAGACGCACCCGCTCGGACTGGTTGATCTTTCGCTTGATAAACAGCTTTTCAACCGCGGTCTTTTCGAGAGCCGGGCGCGTGGCGATCTCAGCCTCGGTGTCGAGCGCGTGCACAGTCGCCATCGTGGGGATCTGTGCGCCGTTCGCGAGACGCAGGTACTCGGCTTTCAGGTTTTCGGTTTTCTGATCCGGGAACAGCCGGTCTCCGAGGTAGGCCGGGCGCGCGACGGAAATGTTCTGCGAGAAATCCAGACGGTCAGCGTCGGAAATCAGTTCAAGAATGTCAGGCATGGTGTTTTTCCTCCTTCTTTAGGCCGTAGTCCACACGGGGTACAGGGTCACATTGCCGGTCATTTCGACCTTGGAAACAGCTTCGCCGCCCTTAGCCGTGCTCCAGCCGGTCTGCGTGTTGCCGCTCTTGGTCAGCGGGTATTCGGTCGATACGTCGGCATAGGAGCCCTCTGTGTAGACGTTCTCGTCGACGGGCGGTGTGCCGCTGCCGTCGTTTTTGTCGTAGGTCACGGTATAGCCGCGCGTGGTCTCCGGCGCGTCGACAAACGTGAAGCCCTTGCCGGACAGCGCGGTCTTGGCTGCAGAGGCCAGCGACAGGCGGTCTGCCAGCGCACGGCCCGCGACCATCACGGAGCCGGGCATATTGCCGTCCGTCACGTCGATGTCCTCAAACACGATGCCGACGGCGTTCGAGTTGTCGGACGGGAACGGCGTACCGGCCTTTACGATCTTGTACTTGCCGTCCTGCACGCCCATCGACGCGGGGATTTCACGGGTTTTCAGTACGAGGCCGACTTCGCTTTCGAGGAAATTCGGCCTGACTTCTGCTTTTGTGTTTACAACGATAGACATTTTTCAAATCACTCCTTGTTTGGTGTCTGCGCAAACTGCGCGTTGAATTGCTGCGCGTACATTGCGCCCTTGCTCTTTGCCGCCGGTGCGCCGCCCTGACCGACGGGCTTGACAAATGTGGGCGCGGGCTTGTCGGACTGGAACGCGGTCGGGTCTGCTTCAAGCTGGGTCTTGTGCCACTCGTCGAAGCCGGTCAGCTCGCCGTCTTTCAATTCAAGGTGCTTCTCCTTGAGGTCTGCAAGGTAGGCTTTCTCTGCGGCTTTGGAAGAGAACTTGACGCCCTTGGCCGTGATCGCGCGGGTCATGGCGTCGGCGTAGTCGCGGCTTGCGAGCTGCGCCTTGTAATCCTCGGTTTCCTTGGTGTACCGGCCCTGAAGGTCTTCGAGTTGCTTGCGAACGCTCTCAGCGTCCCCGCTGGACTTCCTCAGGTCTTCGATGTCCTTGTTGCGGTCGGCCAGTTGCTTTTCCACGGCCTCTTTGTCCGCCTTTGCGTCCTCTGCGGCCTTTTTGTGCTTCTCAATGTCCTTGCCGTTCATGGCAAAAACCTTGTCCGCCTGCTCTTCTGTCAGGCCAATGCTCAGCAATTCTTCTTTTTTCATGGTTTCTCCTTACGGGATAGGCTTTTTAGGTCGTCGCCATGACCTCCCGCCTGCACTTTTAGGCTTGCAGATAGCCAATTTTTTGTATAAACCCCGCTCATGCGGTTTTTACCGAAACAAAAAGAGCCAACCACTAAGATAATCTCAGTAGTTGGCTCATCGTGCCATTCCGCGCACTCGATTGTGCTGCGGTATCTGTATTACTTTTTCAGCTCTTCCGCCTTGATGATCTGCGCCTTGACTGTTCCGTCCTTCATGCGCTTCAGCTGAACGCGGAACCCGGCGGCAAGCGCCCGCTCAATGGCGGCTTTCAGTTTTTCGTCAATCATATAACACCTTCATTCTCTCCGGCTGCTCTGGCAGCCCTGCGGCCTTGCTAAAATCATGGTATTTCGTGTTCTGGCGGCGCAGCTTGGCTGTTGCGGCAGTCTCCTTATCCTTTTGGCCTGATGCTTTGTAGGCTTTTTTCAGCTTTTTTTGCTTTATGATTTCCCGCTCAAGCCTGCGCTGCATCTGGGTTGCTTCATATGCAGTATATTTCTTCCCGTCGAACTCACAGCCGAGGCCGTCGTCGATGTGCTCCAGCTGCTCTTCGGAATAGGTAGGCTCCATAATGCCGGGGAGAAATGCGTGTTTGTAGTGTCGGCAATTTGCTCCGGTCAGGCCGTCTACATAGCCGTAGCCAGTCGTCTCCACGAGATCCTTGTACTGCCCAAGCGGGTCAGGCTCTCCGTTTTCGCTTTTATAATAAATTTTCCCTTGCCAATCCTTGTGGCTCGACCACGGGGACGGGCCGGGCTTGTCTCGTGCGCCGGAGTGGGCTGTGATCTCAAAATACCGGGTATCCAGATATTCCGCCGACTGGTCGGAATACTTGTCGCAGATTTGAGCTACACCTGTCATAACGGCCCTGCGGGCAGCCACGTCGATTTGATCTGTGTGCCCGCTCTCATAGTCCACAACTTTGATTCCGCTTTCTGCCAGCTGCTTGACGGCGTTGGCAATCGCCTGATTATAGCTGATCGCCCCGCTCTGAATTTGCAGCGTTGACGAATTTAGGGCCCACTGATATGCTTGCGCAGGCGGAAGCATTCTCTGGCCATTGTCCACTAAAAACCCCAAAGATTGCGTCAGATTTCGGAATTCTCCGAGCGTCTGCCTGCGGATCGCGTCGATATCGGAGGCGTCTACCAGCCGGTCAGGCTTTGTCACATCGGCCAGCGTGATAAGGCCGTTGTAATAGCGCTGATTGCGCTCTACAACGTCGTCCAGCAGCTTGTTCAGCTTTTCCTCGCCGATATCCGCCGTCTTCTGGATCTCCTTTCTGATCTTCTTGAGGTCGATGCCGTGTGACCGCAGCGCCCGAATATCCTGCACCGTTACCTCGTTCAGCTCATCCGCAGCTTTAAGCCGGGAGCAGATTTCTTCCAGCAGCGTTATTTCAAGAGCACGGAACAATTCTGCCAGTTCTTCCGGGAGGGCGTCAAGTAATTCAGGAGTAAATGGGTATTTCATTTGTTATTTCTTGCGCCGCCATTGCTTTTTCTTCCCATCCCATGATAAGCCATTGGCTTTTGCAACATTGCGCAAATTGTACGTTTGCCCCGAAATCGATTGCACCTTAGACCAGTCAATACCAAACGTTTCCCCGTTTATTGCCCCGGCTTGAATTATGTACTTCGTGTTCACAGTTCTATTTGTTTTTGCGGTTTTTTCATAAGAATCCGCTTTTGCATAGCTGAATGTCAGGTTTCCGTTTCCATCCGTCTTCGCTTCCAAGATTTCGTCGTGATGGTATGCAGGGCTCCACCCTCTGGCTTCGCGCATATAGGATTCTATTTCCCTCGGCTTGCCTCCAATAATGGTTCCATCTTTGCTGCCTCCGGCAGGGATTCTTCCGGATTTTCCGCGGTCTCCAGCTCCGCCTGCGCCTCCACGTCCGCCCATTTTGCTTTCCTCCGTTTCACAATATCATCATAGTGCGGCTTTACCCGTATCAAATTCCAGTCGCATTCTTCCGGCACTTTCCCGTAGAATATCACCCATTCCGGGGATAGCCGTTTCATCATTTCTTCGTAGCCGCGCAGGAACAGGCGCTTGCTTTCAGCGTTTGCCTGCGTTCCCACCGAGGAAACCGCCACAACACCGCCGACAGGTTCACCGTCAAAGCACCAGTCATAACTATTCTCATCGCTCCATGAGATTGTCGGATAAACCGTCATGCCGTGCATTTGCCAGTATGCCGCCAACCAATGCTTGCGGTAATGGTTGTATATCTGCATCGCCAGCGGCATATCCGTGTATGTGGAGAAGTCCGGCGCACACACCGCCGCAAACTGCAACAGTTTCGGAATGTACTTGTCCGGCGTGTTCCAATATCGAATGAATTGGTAATCGTCCACAAAGAAATGAACGATTTTGCTTGCCTGGTCTTTTGCTGTGTAATGGTAATTCACAGGGATAAATTCGCCATGCGGATATGCCTTGACCGGCTCGATCTGCGGAATGTCGTACTTTCCAACGCCGGGGAATGTGAACTTGTCGAGATTTTCAAAGTTAATCATACCGGACGCCATGTACCGCTGCGCTTGTTAGTTCTGCGGTATTTCTTGCCGTTTACCGTAACTTCCAACGCACCGGACTTTTGCGCTGTTACAAAGGCATTGGAAAACGCCTTGTTTTCTGCTGCTTTGCGGTTTTTACTGGACTGGTCACGCAATTTCCGCATGTAGCTATCCATTTCACCGCGCGCTCTTGCAGCTCTGTCTGCGGCGCTTCCTGTTTTCTGCGCCGTTGTCAGGCGCGCAGGCCCGCTTGCATAAGGATTGACTGCTCCTGCCGCCGTTTTTAGTGCCGTTGTTGCGAGAGTTGCCATCTGCTTTACGGCGTCTTTCTTTTCAGCGTCCGACAGCTCAAGCCCATTGATTTCAGCAGCGTTGCGCTCAAATGTGCGCCTGATAATATCGCCCATATCAGTGACAGACGCAGCGTTTGCTCGGTTAATATCCTGCTGTGACAAAAACCGCGCAAGGCTCATACCGCGCCCACGCCCAGATTCTCCGGCTCCAATGCCGCCACCGGCTCCACCTCTTCCTCCCATCGTTTTGTACCTCCGTTAATTCTGATCACTTTTTCCCGTAGACGGCTATGTTAAATGCTTTTTTCTGCCACTCTGGGGCGTCCTTTCTCATCTTTCCGCCCTTACTTGCAATCTTTCTATAACGATCATGCACAACTCGTGCATAGAACGCTTTTTGTTTCTTTCCTTCTTTGCTATCTGCTTTTATGCCAGCTTTGTACCCATCCAGTAACTGCTGGTAAAAGCTATCCGGCATGATTTTAGATATCTCATATATTCGTGGATTTACATCTATTTCGATTGTTTTGTTGTTGGAATCATAAGAATTGTATACCTTGTGCGATTCTTTCTCGTATACATCCTTGTATTCTGAATACGGAACCCTAATTCTTTGTTCCGTAGGGATAACTTCGTTTTTTGCTACCCCCCCGGAACTTCCTCTTCCTCCCATCACTCTACCTCCTGTTGCTGTTCAGTTACCATATCCTGCGCTCTCGGAAGCATTTTCTTTGCAGTCGCTTCGTCCTCGCCGTACCATTTCGCGCGGTATTCCCAGTGGTTCAGAATTCCGTCAGCGAGGTCAAGTCGGTCGTTTGCCCGCTCTTGTTCCTTCTTCTCAGCGTCGTCAAGGATGGAATCGCCCCAATCATATTCTGCGTTGTACGTCCCGGCAGGCGCGAGGTTATAGAGTGTTGCGTATGTATCGAGCGCATAGAGCAGGCTGTCAAACGTGTGTTCAAGCGCCGTCTGGATACTGTCAATTAGCACATATTTGCGCTGCTTGCTGTTGCGGATCTCCGTCGCGGTCTTCTCGACGGTCTGCGGATCGGAGATATCGCCATAGGCCAGCCCGACGTTGAACTCGATGCGGCGGAGCGTATTCTGGAACCCTCGGTAGATTGCTTCATCGCGGATCTGCGGCTCGATGTACTGAAAGAATTCGCCGGACGGGGAGAACGGCCCAAGCTCAAACATACGCTTGTTAAACATATCCGCAGTCGAGCTCGTGCCGTCCATCAGGACTTTGCGCTCGCTGGAACGGTATTCCCAGCGCAGGCGCTCCCACTGCTCGTCGGCCTGCTTGATAAGCTGCACCGTAGCCGCGTCTCCGTAGACGGACATTCCGCAGGGGCTGTTTGCGTCCGTTGTGTTGGCCGCAGGCGGGCGGAAGTACGCGAAGAGCGGCCCGCTCATATCCTGAATCGCGATCTCCGGCTGAATGTCCGCCCATTCCGGGACGGCGTTCAGGGGCGCTTCTGCGCCGACTGTGCCGGAAGCGTCGCTGTAATACGCTTTATTGCGGATCGTATAGGTCGTGCCGTCCAGCTCGTGCGATTCGAGGCGGATATAATACTTCCCGCCCACTTTCGCGGGCTTGTCCCGGAAGACGCCTCCGATGCAGCGCCCGGCAGGGTCAAATTTCGTCGGCTGGAACGCCGCCGCGCCGGTCACGTCGACCAGCAGCTGCTCACCGTAGATATACGGCTTAAATGCCACGCCGCCGAGCGCAAGCCCCAGTTCTAAGGCGCTGTGAAAATTCTCTTCCGCCCGCTCAAAGCAGTCTTTCAGATAATCCGCACGGGCGCTGCCGGTGATGTTAGCCGTCAGCTCGGCCAGCGTCGGTCGCGCGATCTCCCGGCAGATCGCCGCCGGAAGCCCGACAGCAATGACATCGCACGTCTGCCAGGGTGGATTTCCAATAAACATCGCGTACCAGAGGCTTATATTCTGCTCCATCTTCTGGCTGACTGCCGGAGATACGCCGAATTCCCGCTCGGCCACCGCCTGCGGGAAAAGCATATTCCGGAACCACCCTCGAATGTTTGTCAAAAGGCTCATTTCTTGATTTCTCTCCTCAAAACGGTCATGCAAAAATAGCGGATACTATCGCACACGTGGTCGTTTTCTTTTATCACGCGGTCTTCTCCTGCGTCTTTGTCCCAGCTATAAAGGCCAAATTCCCGAAACGCGTTTTTGCAACTCTCATGGAATTTGATTATGCCGCTTTTGATGCAGGCCCCCGTGAAGCGAATGCCGTCCAGCACGGCGTTGTTTGCTTTCCATACAGAAAACTTTCCGTGCCGCCGGATGCACTCGGCAAAGGACGCTGCCGATGGGTCGAGCACGACACGCTCAATGCGGTATCCGTCCGCGAATGCCTCTAAATCCTGATAATATTCTTCGTCAGTCTTCTGCCGCCCGCTCTCGCGCCCGCTGTGGTAATATTCTTTCTCCATGACGGCCTTGCCGCCATATTCCCGCCACAATGCAAAGACGGTAGGGTTCTGTGTGCCGTAGTCCGATGAGATCCAGTACCGCCCCGGCCCGCCCCGCTCACTCGTGACGTTTCTGGCCCGATCAAACATTGGGTAAACCAGACCCTCGGCGATTCTCCAGAGGCCGAGAATGTAGCGGTCGTAATAAACCGTCCCTTCGTATTCTTTTTTCAGATTTTCTTTAAAAGATTCCGGCAGGAACGGATTGTCGTCTATTGTGTATGTCTGGCTGAAAATGTCCGCGTTGCTATCAAGGAATTTTTTCAGCCAGTGGTCAGGATATTGCGGATTGAACGTCCCATCAAAACAGGAGTATTCCTTATCAAGACGGCTTTTTAGCAGCGCGAAGACTTCTTCCGACCAGTCCGCGACCTCGTCGCCGTAGCAATATTTAATCGACGCGCCGCGGATCTTTGAAACCTGAGAAACCTTTTCCGCACCGAGGCAATAGCACTTTTCCCCGAAAATCCACGCTGTGTTGTCGCTGGAGATTGTTCCGACAAGCATATCGCCATACAGGTTCCGCATCGGCTCCAGCACATTTCGCTCAATCGTGGATTTTGTTACGCCGAGAATGACGGCCAGACCATCTTTTCCGATTCGCTCACGAATCCGGATCGGTATGATCCATCGAAAATCGAGGTAAGTCTTCCCACTTCTGGTGGCTCCGCCCTTGAAGTTCCATCGATGCGTCCCGTATTTTACAAATTCACGTTGTTTCGGACTTAACAGCATCTTGGAACTCCTTCAGCATCGAATCAAGCTTCTCCATTGTCGTCCTGTTGCGGTCGGAAGCTGCCGCGTATCGCTTCATGAGACTGTCACCGGCTTTCAGCCGGTCGGACAGCGATGCGTCCATGCCGAACTGGTCTTTGGCCTCCCCGCGCATGACGGCAGTGTAAAATTTCAGAATTTCGTTGGAATCTGCGACAAGCGCCGCTTCCTGTTCGTCCAGCCTGCGCTTTATATACGCAGAAATAGCTGGTTTTGACAGGTTTTCTGCCGCAATCACTCTGCATGATGTTTCTTTGTACCCGGCCTTTTTCGCTGCTTCTGTCGCGTTCCCGGATTTCAGATATTCTTCGCAGAATCGTCTCTGCTTCGGCGTAAGCTTTTCATCCGCCATCGCTGTAAAGTCCGGCCAGCAGCTTCACCACATCCGCAATCTGGTACGTTTCCAGCAGAGTGACGTTCTTCGGCTTTTCATCAGGTCGATATTCGTAAACCATGTATTTCGTCACCATCCTGTCATTTTTCGCGGAATAGGTCTGCATTTGATTGATTTTTATTTTGATTCCGTTGTACAAGAGCGCTGTTTGCAGCTTGTGTGCAAGGGCGCGCAAACTCGCCATAGCCGCTCCTTTCTGCCTCGTTCTTTCGTTCTCGTGTCTCCGTGTGTGAATAAATATATTTATTCACACCGGAGAACACGAGAACAGGAGGATGAGGTTTCCGCAGAACGCTGCGGTGCCGATGAAGAAGGGCGTAGAGTTGATCTCTACGCCCTTATAGTAAATGTTAAATTTGGCTCTGGGACGCAGACTTTTTCATAAAAGCCCTCTTTTTTGCCCCACAAGGCGAATAAATTGCCTGTGCCACTCCTGTGCGGTGCGTTCGGACACATAAACCGCCATCGCAGCGCCCTGTAAGGTGTGCGTCCGCTTCCAAAGAACCAAGTCTATGAGCCGGAGTCGCTCCGCGCCGTCAACGAGCTGTTCCGTCTCCGCGATTGCATCCGCAACGGCAGCGCGCTCGGCCTTCGTCATCAGCCCGCCGCCCTTATAGCTGCGGATCATCCATTTTGCATAGGCCCACCAGCCGTATCGCGGCGTGCTCATCAGTAATGTTGCCTCCCTTCGCGCTTTGCGCGGTTCGCATCGTGCAGCGTCCGCATACAGCCCCTTGTTGTTGCATATCTCGCTGCGTCCTTTGATTGCTCCTGCTTGTATCTGTCCGCCTCCCGGCGGAATGCTATGTATCGGGTGCAGTCCGTGTGGCAGCCGGTATGCCTATCCGCACAGCCTTTGCACGGAGCCTGCACCGGTGTGAGCCCTAGATTTCCCTGCATTCGTCCACCCTCACACATACGCGCTTGCCGTTTACCGCAACGACATAGCCCGTCCGGTTTGTCCTGTATTTGTATTTCTCGGCAGGATACACCCGTCCGCAGACAGGCCGCATTTCCGGGTATACCGGGATCGAGCACGTGATCAGGATCTGCACGCGCTCCGCCCGGCCCGTCACAGCTTCCCCATGTGCCGCCCAGGCGCACGCCTCGCTGCAAAAATTGTATTTTGCCTTGTACTTGGACGGTGCGCGCATAAACGTTTTCCCGCAGGCATCGCACGTCAGCTGCATCGGCGGTCTTGGCGGCTTTCGCTGCGTCTTGTTCAAAGCTTTACCCCCTTGATGTACTTATCGAAATACGTCACGGCTACCGCCATCGCCGCCCACATATCCTTTGCAAATTTGACGCCATTCACGTAGAAAAACCCCGGATTTGCTTTTGTTCCGACAACTCCATACCTGTCTATTAGGGCCTGCCGAATGTTCTTATCCTTCGCGCTCAGGCGGCCGCACAGGTATAGCTTTTCTTCTCGCCTGTATATCCTTTTCGGCTCATATCCGCCAGATCTCAATGCAATTTCCCAGAATCGCCCGACCCAGACGCAGGTGTCGAACACCTCTTGTCCGACCGTCATGCCCATGCCCGCGATCATCTCGATTGCAACGTCTATGCAGTTCGCATAAAGCTTCCGATCCAGCATATCAGTCACTGCCGGGTTCTCGATCTTCCCGGCCTCCAGCACGCGGCGAATTTCTTCGCCGTCGTGCTCGACCACCACATAGCCGGATTGCGTATTTCCGGGGTCAATCGCTAGAATCGTTCCCACGCTTTTTCGCCTCCTGCTCTTCCTTTCTCCGCCGCTCTTTTTCACGCTTGCGGCGGTCTTCTTCGTTGTGTCTGAGCATATTGTTCGCCGCGATACCGGCGGCTACAACTGCTCCCCACGGGAAAGCAATAGCCATTTTTATTTCACCTCCTTAAATTCCGAACGGCATAATCGGGGCGATGCTTGATTTAAATTTATTCGTCGCACAGTCCAACATTTGCAGCATCAAATAGCATTTATCCAGCTGCCCGGTGACAGACTGCATCTTCTGGACTTCCCAGAAAAGCGCATAGCAGCGCTCCGTCGCAGTCTTCCGTTTTTCGCCGTACAGGATCGATACGCCGTTCAGCAGCAGCTGGTATTCGTCTCTGCGCAGACCCTTGAAATTCTTCACCGTCTCGGCCATCTCCGCCGCTGCCTTTTCGACATCCGGTTCTTCTTTTGGCGCGTCAAACTCCACTTTCGGGATACCGCCCAGAAGCAGCGCGTCGATGTAGTCCAGCAGGAGTTCCCGCATTTCGGTTGCGTTTGTTGGCTTATTCATTCGTAGACCCTCCTAAAATATCATCCATGCTCATTCGCGCAAAGTCTACGCATTCCTCACCAGAAAAGAACATTCTCTCCAGTTCCTTGTCCGAGAACCGTTCGGCCTTGTGCTTCAAGCACCGGTACGGATAAACGTAGTTATTTCTGTATTCCAGATTCTTGCAAGTCAGGCAGCAATCCTGCATCAGCTTCCCTCCTTTCGCGCTACCACGAGCAAACCGCAAGCCTTTCATACTATCCGTTTCGCGCAATACGGGCAAAACTTATATTCTGCCGCTTCGCAGCAGTCCATAAGTTCACCGCAGGCGGTGCAACATCCGTCAATGATCTGCGTGGTTTCATCTTGCGTCACACCTCCCGGATAGGCGCTGCCCATCCACGGCAGGACATACGGCTTGCACATATCCGCCTCCATCCAAACCCAGCAGTCATCTTTCCAAATCAAAAACGCGCTATTCTGCGGGTATACTGCGTATACCCAGAAAACGCCGCCGGATAAAAGCTCAATCTGAAACGTTGTCGTTACCTCCATCCATCTTCGCCCCGCAGTTGGGGCAGTATTTGTAATTCAGTAAGCTCACATCATCGTCCGTCTCAAAGCACCACTCTTCGCTGCAAAGGGAGCACTGAATTGTTGTGAGGCTATTCCAGTCATCATCTGCTCGCAGCCACTCTCCATGCACCACCTCCGCAACGTCGGCGGCGGGCGCGTTTCTTATCTCTCTTAGTGCAACTGAATACGCATAATGCTCACCAGATTCTTCCGTTGTGTGCTCCTCGTAATACTTCATCCGCGCAACTAAACTGCTCCTATCAAGATACTCAGCGATCATTTGAATGGTTTGCCTCCTTATCGAACGATGAAAGCACGCTGTCGTCCAAAAACGCACGCGCCGTGTATTTCCCGCCGCATTCGCACGGCTCTTTTGTCCGGTAAACTGTCCAGTTCGGAGTCGATAGCTTGTTGTCCACCGGCGCGACCTTCCCACACCGCTCGCAGACCGGCGTCATATCCATCATGTTTTTACGTTTTTCCATTCTTCTTGCCCTCCATTCTTGCCCGCAGCAGCTTCGCGTACAGTTTGATCGCCAGCGTGTCCTATACCACACCGGCGTTTGTCTTCCAGCGCGGCTTTGCCGTCAGCCCCCAGTTTGCATGGTTCCGGCTCGTGCCGATAGACATGAGGCTCTTTCTTGCGCGTTTTCTGGTCATGCCTTGCCCTCCGTTTCCTCGGCGGAATTGCGCGTCAGTACCCACAACTCCCCGGCTCTCTTGAGCCAGTAGAGCCAGTCCGCCATAATTGCATCAATCACCGCAGCCGCCTTGTCGTGCGGCATGGCGAGAATCGCCTCCGAGGAAAGCTCCGTCGTATTATCTTCCATCACGGATTCATACAAGCGGCTACGGATTGGGATTCTGCAATACTTTTCCTGTCCATCAATTGTCCCACGGATTACTCCCTGGTTGCTCATGCCTTTCCCTCCATTTCCTGAATCGCCCGCTCGGCTTCGGCGCGCGTCAAAAATATGCTCTTCCCGATTGCATTTTTATCGAAAGCCGGGCCGCCTGCCGTCTCATAGATGACCTCGCGCACCGTGTGCTCATACACCCTCACCCCGTCAGTCTCGTACACCTTGCACGGCAATATAATGACGCGCCCGTCCTTGTCGGCCTCGGCAAGCTCGCGGATGCGGTCAAACCCGCCGCACAACTCGGCAATGTCCTCGTAGGCTTTCAGCCGTCCGTACAGATCGCGGGCCATCTTGCGGAAAATATCCTTGCCAAAGCCGTTGCTCGTCGGGCCGTTGATCAGCACGTTGAGCGTGCTGTCCAGGCTCTGCTTCCAGTCGATTTCCTTGCCGCCGATTGCGGCGTGCAGGAATCGGTCGGTATCCGGGTCTACGTTGATATTAGGACTTGTCAGTCGTTCCATAACTCTTCCTCCACATACCGCCAGCTCTGCGGCGGGCGGGTGATCGGCTTTGGTTTTGCCTTGAGCGCTACCTCTACCTCATTTGGCACAGCGTAAAATTCCCGCAGTTCGCGCGGTGTGTCGTAAATCCTGAGGTTGGATATGTGCCAGCCGAAGTTAATGTTGCTGATCTCATCGCACAGAAATTCCCCGATGACTTTGCCGTTTCCGCATTTGTAGATGTAGCACTTAAACGGCGGGTTCATCTTCGGGCGCGTCTTGCGCACCTCAATGGTCTTCCGCCCGTTGATGATCTTCTCACACCACTCCGGGCGAATGCTAAGCAAAACAGCTTTACTCATGCCTTGTCTCCTTCCTCCGGCGCTTCCGGCAGCGGCATCCAGTGGGTGACCTCCACGTCTTGCCCCCATGTATCAAACCATTCGCCGTATGCGTAATTTGCAATGAGTGCCTCCCCGTCAGCATTTAGCGCAAGCTGCGGCATATCATACTCTGGCGTTTTTTCTGTCACGGAAATCCACCGCTTCTTCTCCCGCAGCGCGTCCCTCTCGGCTTCTGCCTTCGCGTTCTCGGCGGTCAGGCGCTCGATGGCTTCAGAGGCTTTGTCCAATAAATTCTCTTGGCAGCGCTGCTTATCCTCATGCATGGCGCAGTCTTTGCACTCGCCCTCTGCGCAGCACCGCAGCGCCTGCACGATTTCCTTCGCGTCTATCATATATCCTCCATTCCTTAGGTTCATGAACCACTTTCGATTCCAAATTCTCCCGTTCCAGAAGATGTTTTCTTGCAGCACCAAATCGTCCAGTGATCGAATGCAATCGCCTTTCATGTATTTGGGTTTACTCATTTGTTTTTGTCCTCCTCCTCGTTCAGCATTTTGTCTATCGCCGCCAGTTGGAACGCAGACAGTTCCTCCCCGTGGGCCTGTATGCCGTGCCGCATTTTCTCCGCGCCCTTCGGCGGTTTCTCGAACAGCCGGTTGACAGCAGCCTCTTCCAGCGGATTCAGCGGGTCATGGTGCCCCTGCACACCGTAGCCGGGCTTTGCAGCGCGGCTGTACTGTGCAGGCTGTGTTCCGCCCTTGTCCTGTTCTTTTGCCAGCCAGCGGACAATAAACGCATTGATCCCGCGCTTTGTTTTCCGTTTGGCCGGATTTGCGTCCAACCAGCCCCTCATGTTCCGCAGCTGCTGTATCACGTCGACAGCAGGGTACAAGCCCGCCCATTCCTGGCATTGCTCCACGGAAACGGAATATCCCGTTCCATCATTCAGCGGCAGAGAGATTGCTGGCGGCGTGGATGCCGCTTGCGGCTCCGCGCTATCTTCCGCATCTCGAATAGCGAATTCGATTCTCGATTCTCGATTCTCGAATACGGGAACATCTGCACGCATTTGCTTGCAAATGATTTCGTCCGCTTGTTTCCCGTCATCAGGCGACGGGAATTTGCTTACCTTCGCACGCTGCGTCTGATACTTGCCCCATGTTGGTAGGTAAAGGAAGCGCTTGCCCTCAAACACATACAGAGCAATCAATCCAGCACTCGCCAGCCCATGAAGAGCATTTTCTACAGTTTTGAGCGTGAGGTTTTCTTTCAGCGGGAAGAGGAGGTTTTTCACTACCGCCGCTCTCCCGTCAAAGCGTCCGAAATCATCACAGTTTACAATGAGCCGATAAAACAGAACTTCTTCAAACCACGAGAGTTTGTCGACGCTATCGCTTGTGCAGATGCTTTCCCGAATAATTCTGTTCGGCATATTTCAGCCCTCAGAACGGCAGTTCGTCGTCGCCTTCGTCAAGCTGTTTGAACTCCTCTGCGCTGGCCGGTGCGGGCGTTACAAAGGAGTCTGCCTTGCTGGGCTTGAGATACCGGATACAGTCGCGCGTCACACCGTCATTGCCCTCAAACGGCTCCATGTGCAAAATGCAGTTGCGGCCTACCAGATCGTCAAGTTCAAAATCGGTGCCCGGCTCAATGCCAAGCGCATTTGCATATTTGCCGATCTTGTCGGCGTCGTACTCCCCGGTGTCGCGGTCGGGCCAGAAGTTCTTGAAGATGTGCTTCTTCTGGTATTCCTGCTCGACGTCCTCACGGACGACGAAGTCAAACTTGATGCATTCGTTTCCGTTCTTCGTTACGCTGTAGCCGCACGATTTCAAATAGCACTCATAATCGCCAGCCTTCATCAGACCGCCATCATTCTTTACTGCTTTAAATCCCATCTATCTTGTCCATCCTTTCAGTGTTCATTTCCCAATGTGTAAAATAATCGTTGATATAACCGTTTGCCAAAAGCCAGTTGATAAAGCATGAAATCGTATCTTCGATAGGCTCGAAATCGCCGCGCCGGTACGTTTCCGCGTAAGTGTTCGCGCCGTCGAAGATCAGGTATGTAAATTTTGACGCGCCGGGCAGCAGATGCAGATACATCGGATGCTGCGGGCTGTGCAGATACTTGCCGTATTCGTACCGCTGCACGCGCTTGATATCGTAGATCACACCAGCCTTTACATAGTCGCAGACGCCGTATAACTGGAAATCCAAGCCCGATACATGCAGCCGCCCGGCGACCGGAACTTGTGGCTGACCGCCCGAGCAGATGCGGGAAAATTTTGCTACAGCCCGGTCGTATTTCTCGCTGACAGGCTCAATTGGTACGCCCGCAACCGTGCTGTTGATCGCCGCCTCGAAGTCAATGCCAGCCTGCATCGCCTGCGTTGTTTCCTTCTCTTCACGCCGAAGCGTAGAGAGGAAGGAGGACAGCGCCGCGTCTGCATACGCATCATCCGCATCAAGAAAGTGCTTCCAGCTGCTTAGCAGGCTTTGTGTCAGCCAATACATAGGCTTTTATCTCCTTATCGTATTTCAGACCGAGTTTCTTGCACTTGCGCTTGAACTCTGCGCCAAGCTCGGCGGCGCTAGTCAGAGCGTGATGGATCTTTGCCAGCCCTTCCCGCGCCTTTAACGCCGTGTCGGGATCTCCGACAAGCGCAATGAACGCGCGGCCTTCCTGCATCGCCACGTCATATGCGGTTTTCTCGCCGCTATAGATCTCGGCCTGTTCGTTGATGTCCTCTTGCGCTTTGCGGAACAAATCCGTCAAAAATGTGGACTTCTGGCCGGGCTTGAGCTCCGGCAGCTGCATCACGCCGCGCACACCGAAGCATCCTTTTGCAAAGTATTCGTCTGTCGGTGTAAAGCCGATCATGCGCTTGTTGCCCATCATGAACATATAGCCGCCGAAGTCCGCAGGCGTCCAGACGATATCTTTTGCGCCGCCCTCGCAGGAAAGGCGCGTCTGGATGGTGTCGCCCTTCTGCTGTTCCGTCGTGTGGAACACCACGATCAAATGCTTCCTGTCCTTTGCGCGGATCTGGTAACACAGCCGGTCGAACTCGGATTTGATCACGCCGTACATGGCGCGCCCATCCTTCGTGGCCTTGCTGTCCTGCTTCTTTGCCCAGTCCTTCATCAGCTGTACCAGCATACCGCCGGTGTCGATCACGACGGATTCCGATTCCTTGTACTCGTCGGACTCCATATCGCCAAGCATTTCCTCGTAGGATTCCACTACGGAGGTCACGCCGCGCTGCTCCGGCCTGACGCGGGCAATGCCATTGTCCGTGTCGAACAGAAACGGCTTCGGGGCCGAAAGGGCCAGTGTCGTCTTGCCCAATCCGGGCTGCCCGGAAATGATGCACATGAATTTCTTGTTGCTGAAATCCAGTTCAGCGGGTTTCTTGATTGCCATTTACCTTACCTCCTCAAATTCACCGTTCTTCAGCCGATACCAGGTATCGGCCTTGATCTTCTCGCCGTCTACATATTCCGTCTTCACGCAGCGCGGAGCGAACCGTCCTTTTTCGTCGGAATATTCCCACTCCGCAAGCGTGATCCAGCTGCCTGCCTTTGCCTTTACGACAGAGCCGCTGCCAGCGCAGCAGATCACGGAGTCTTCGCCGGTACTATTGATCTTGGCGTAGTTGCCCGAGCTGCCGATCTGGGCGGAGTTGCCCGAGCTGCCGATCTTGGCGGAGTCGCCCGAGCTGCCGATCTGGGCGTAGTCGCCCGAGCTGCCGATCTGGGCGTAGTCGCCCGAGCTGCCGATCTTGGCGTAGTAGCCCGAGCTGCCGATCTGGGCGGAGTCGCCCGAGCTGCCGATCTTGGCGTAGTAGCCCGAGCTGCCGATCTGGGCGGA